GGTAAGCTCTGATTTCGAAAGAGAACTTGTAGAGATTATGATTCTTGAGGATTGTACTATGCAAGAAGCATTGGTCAACATGTTCTCTGGATATAATGTCGACCACGAGAGTGTCATTGATTTGGTTGACTTTCTGGAAGAAATGTTATGTGATCTTAACAAGGTTAACTTTTTCATGCAGGTCTACACAGGCCAAATACCGGACTTTCATCTAGTGGAGAATATTGATAATGGCAAAAAGAAAGACGCTAAGGGTTGCTAAAGCTGATCGAAAGTTAGCACGAGAAAAAGAAATGCAACAGTTTCTCAAACGAATGGGATATAGCGGTTCGGGACCGGAACATTCTGTGCACGATATCCCTGATTATCGGACAAATGGTACTTATGCAACCTCCAATCAAATACCAAGTAATGGCCCTAAAGTGCGTCAGAACATGTATTCTGGAGATCAGTTACTTGGTATTGCGACCATGCATAAGAGTAATGCAGTTCCAATTCGCAAAGATAATAAGCAGGCAGCTGCAGATACGGCAAATATGAGGAGAAATTAATGAATAAGTATCCTATTGTAATTGAACAGAGTATCTATCAATATGATGAACATGTGTTTGTATGGTTTGATGAAACTGGTGGAGTAGGCGGAGCATCAAACTACCTCTCGGGAGCAAAGAAACAACTCGAAAACTATGCAAAAAGTTTAGATTATGAAAGGAGTGAAAATGAATCTTGAAGAACAGTCTAAAAACGAACAGCGAGATTGGCCTGGCTGGCGAACAGCTAATCCTAACAAAGCAATCAATCACGATAGATCAAAGGACTAAGCATCTGAATAAATAGTTCCAAAAGGAGCTATTTTATGTCTATTGTTGCCGGAATTGACTATTCCATGACAAGCCCTGCAATGTGTATCCACAAGGGTTCTGATTGGTCTATCTCAAATTGCACATTCTATTACTTTACTACAAAGCCCAAGTTTATCTTAGAAACAAGCCAATTCCGTGGAGTTCTATATCCTGAGTATTCTTCACAGCAACAAAGGTTTGATAATTTGTCAGAATGGGCAATAAAATTATTAGATCAATCTCAGGTAAAAGAAGTTGGTTTGGAAGGATACTCTTACGGAAGTTCTTCAAGTCGTTTATTCGAGATTGGTGAGAATACTGGATTGCTGAAGTATAAATTATGGTCACGCAAAATGAATTTTGAGATATACGCCCCCACAGCAATAAAAAAGTTTGCAAGCGGAAAGGGCAATTCCAATAAGGAAAAGATGTGGGATGCCTTTTTTGAGCAAACCAATCTCAATATATTCAATTTGCTAGGACAGGAATTAGGCAAGCAGTGGAATCCTGTATCTGACATGGTGGATGCATATTTCATTGCAAAATACAAATTCGAAAACAAAAAGGTTGACAATTTAGTCTAAATTGTATATTATCAATTATAGGCTAATAAAGGAGCGGTTACATAATGAAAATCACCAGGAAAAGTACAATCACAGGCATCCAGCGCACTTTCGATATTCCTGTAAATCCTGAAGACTATATGTCGTGGCAGGCAGGCTATGGAAATATACAGGATTTGATGCCATATCTATCAGATGACCACCGTGAATTTATACTCTCAGGAATTACGCCAGAAGAGTGGGAATCTGCATTCCTCGAGGATATCAACGAATGAGTCATATAATCTTTAATGGGCCTCCTGGTTCTGGAAAAGATGAAGCATGCCACTTTCTAAAAACAAACTATGGCTATAAACACCTAGAAATAAAACAGCAGCTATTTGTAGATACAGTAGAATACTACGGAGTTGATTTAGATTGGTTCATGTCCAATTACAATACCAGACTTGAAAAAGAGCGGGCACGCCCCGAACTAGGAGGGATTTCAAAACGAGAGGCACTTATCCACGTTTCCGAAAATATTATGAAACCAAAATACGGTAAAGATTACTACGGATATAAAACCGCCGAAGCCATGGATTGTGTATCACGATATTGTTTATCTGACGGTGGTTTTGTAGAAGAGGTTCTTCCAATAATAAATAATGTTGGGCAGGACAATATATGTATTGTCCAGTTATATCGTAATGGATGCTCATTTTCCTCCGACTCTCGAAATTATATCTATGGCAATCTTGTTGAGAGATTTGGATTTCCTTGGTATATAGATCAAAAATCGTTATGTCAAACAGAACCTCAAATTCCAATTAGAATGTATGAAATACACAATGAAGCATCTGTTAGCGACTTTCACCAAATAATAAGAAAAATACTCAGGAAGGAAGCTAATGCCACAACAAAGATTTCCGATCTTTCTAGAAAATCCGTATGATGTACAGACAATACTAGAAGGATTAAAAATTGCAAGAGCAAGAAATAAAGAACTTATTTATATGGACAGATTGCTTGCAACACTTAGACTAGATCCAGAAGGAGACATAGTAAATATCAGTTACAAAATACTATTAGACTTAGAACTATCAAAATTGAATGATCCAATCAAAAACAAATAGGAGACTACTTTATTATGGCAACTACTTCAAAAGGTGAACGCCGCAGTTCAATGAAAACCAAATCATCAGATGCTACTCAAAAAATTATCAATGTACAAAAGGCATATTGGGAAGGCAAGAACCCAATGGTAACTATTGATAATCCAAACCGCGAAAACACAAAAGAGCGCAAAATCCGAGTTCGGGCAAATGAGCTCTGGGGAAATCCAAAAGAGCGCTCTAAACAACGTTTCATTATGACATAAGGATAAAATATGACTATTGATAAGCAATCCATTAAAGATGCTCTCAATTCTGGAAAAACTACTATCGGATTTGTAAAAGCCAATGGCGAAAAGCGAGAAATGCTTTGCACTCTACGGCAAGACTTGATTCCGCAAACTCCAGTAGTTGAAGGAGTAGAGATTACAAAACGCAAAGTAAACCCAGATGTTCAGCCTGTCTGGGATTTGGAAAAACAAGCATGGCGTAGTTTCCGATTTGATTCTGTTGAGTTTGTTCTTGAAAATGTAAGCTAATGTCTGTCATCTATAAAGGACAAGTAATTGATACAAATCTGTCCCGTCTGGCAATGGGCGGGACAGAACAAATGCGAAAACGCTTATTGGAAACTGTTGATTCTTCATTGTTGGATAATGTTGCAATACATCTATCACGGCCTAGAACGATATATAAAGATATTCCTAACATACTCTGGTGCCACGATTTAGCAGAAGATGGTGAAAATAAAATTCTTGAAAATGAAGGCTGGAAACAATTTTCAAAGCTCGTTTTTGTGTCTTATTGGCAGCGTGATATGTTTGTTACGAAATTTAGCATACCATATTCAAGATGTGTAGTCATCGAGAATGCCATAGAACCTGCGGTAAATTCTGACAAAGACACAAGACAGATCAAACTGATCTATCATACAACACCGCACCGAGGGTTGGAACTTCTTTACCCAGTATATGATGCATTATCAAAGAATTTTGGCGACAAATTGCATTTAGATGTTTTTTCATCCTTTGAGATTTATGGTTGGAAGCAGCGTGATAAACCATACCTGAACTTGTTTGAAAAGTTAGAAGCTCACCCACACATCACATATCATGGAACACAGCCCAATGACGTTATCCGAGAATATCTTTCTCGCGCACATTATTTTCCATACCCATGTATTTGGAAAGAAACCTCTTGCATTGCACTAATTGAAGCAATAGAACACGAGGTAGTTGCTGTGCACCCAAATCTTGGGGCGCTTCCAGAAACCGCTGGCTTGAACACATTTATGTATGATTACACAGAAAATTATCAAGATCATGCACAGAAGTTTTACCAACTGTTAGGTATATTAATAAATGGCGGTGCCCATAATGTCAAAAATATAAATACTAACCCAAGGCATAAAATACAAACATTCACCAACAGGTGGACGAACTTACTGAAAGAAATACAATGAGCAAAGATAACGTAATAAAGTTTCAACCACGCGAGAATACAGTTAAAACTGTTGAGATTAGCAGCGAGGAAAAATTAAATGCAAAAAGCTTAGAATTTTCATATGACGTTCTAGACATTATCCATGACATGATTCACGAGCAGACCGGTGACTGTATTTTTACAGATGATGACTATAAATCTATTACAATTTGTACGGCAGAAGTAGTATCAGCAATATATTTAATGAGTCAAGGTTTGGATCACCCATTCCACGAAATTTCAAAAACCTTGTTCAATGATGTTGACATTGACAACAAAGTCGATTATGATATACCCAATGTAAATGATGATGAGGACACCTAAATTATGCCAGTTTTAATGGATTACAGCCAAGTTATTTTGGCTACTCTATTTGCCAATATAGGCAACCACACTAATGTTGAACTATCCGACGACTTGATCCGTCATATGTTTCTTGTTTCCCTTAAGCACAACCGTAAAAAGTTTTCCAAGGATTATGGTGAACTTGTGATTTGTTGCGACGGTAAAAACTCTTGGCGCCGTGAGGCATTCCCATATTACAAAGCTAACCGGAGAACCGGTAGAGAAAAATCAGATCTTGATTGGAACGAATTGTTTCGTATTATAAATGAAATCAGAATGGAGTTAGAAGAAAATTTTCCATACAAGGTAATTCAAATTGACCGCTGCGAGGCAGATGACATTATCGGCGTTGTGTGCCATGAATACGGCACAGAATTAAATACAGGATCTGAAAAGTTTCTTGTCCTATCTGGGGACAAGGACTACATTCAATTGCAAAAGTATGCAAATGTAGATCAATACGACCCAGTTCGCAAAAAATGGATTACACACAGTAACCCAGAAGAATACCTTATCGAGCATATCTTTAAAGGTGATGGCGGCGACGGTGTTCCAAATATACTTTCACCCGATAACTGCCTTGTGGTCGGCGAACGTCAAAAGCCCATGACTGCAAAAAAGATTGCTTTGTTTAAAGAATCATTCAATAATATGGATGAAACTACTCTTGTTAGATATCACCGAAACCAAATGATGATTGATCTAAAAGAAACACCAGAAGTATATAAAACCAAAATTCTCGAAGCATATAACGAGGAAAAAACAATAGGCAGATCAAAACTCTTTAACTTCTTTATGGAAAAGAAATTGAAGAATCTAATGTCAGAAATCGGAGATTTTTAATAATGCTACTTTCACTTTCGGAAATTGTAACAAAGGCAACCGAAGAAAAAACAAAGGAGGACAAGATTGCTTGGCTCCAAAAGAATGCTTCAGTACCACTGAAAACAGTACTAAAATATATGTATGATCCAACTGTAGAGTTTTTAGTTCCAAACTCACCGCCACCATGGAAAAAGAATAGTTATGTTGGTGTGGAAGGCATGCTTTATAAAGAAACTCGCCGTTTGCGTATTTTTGTGAAGGGCGGTGGTTATGATAATCTAGATCAACTCAAACGCGAGCAACTGTTTATATCATTGCTTGAGGACATTGATAACGGCGATGCTGAGCTGTTATGCAAAATGCTTGCACAAAAACCACTTGAAGGATTATCACGAGCAGTTGTACACGAAGCATTTCCAGATTTGGGTATTATCCAAGAAGCCAAGTCAAAAGGAGCAGAATAAATGGCTAAGTCTTTTCGCCGATTTCGCGAGGATCAATATGAGGATGAGTGGGGCGATTCAGATGAATTCCGAGGCAAAAATAAACGTATGAAAGAGCGTAAAGACAAACAGCGCCGTAAAAATATTCAAAAGATGGAAGCATATGATATCAGAGATGATGAAGAAGGTTGATGATATGCAAAAGAACTGCGATGCTTGGTCGGAACTTGGTGGCCGCGCTATTGTTCACAAAAGTATTGATCTGACCATTGAAGAGATGGCTGAGATTTACAAAAACACTTACAAGCCCAATCACACAGAGAAAGGGTTTGAATGATACCATATGATAATGTAATAGTAACAGATTATGATGGCGTTTGTGCTTACTATGAGCACGCATTTCATATGTGGATGGTAAGGAAGGGCTATCAAACCCAGACACTCGGCAAATATTATATGGACGAGAAATATGGTATTAGCAAGGACGAAGCAGAACACCTTGTCGCATCCTTTAATGAAAGCGCTGACCTACGCAATATTCCGCCGTTAAGAGATGCAATCAAATATATCAGAAAATTGCACGAAGAACACGGTTATGTATTTCACTGTATTACAGCAGTCCCAAATACGATATTTGTATATGAAGCACGAATGAAAAATATACAAAATCTATTCGGTAAGACTGCCTTCGAGAGACTAATTTTGTGCAATCACTCCGCAGAAAAACCAAAACATCTCAAAGAATATGAAGGAACGGAATGCTACTGGATTGAAGATTTAATGAAGAATAGTTTGATGGGGCTTGATATTGGGATGCGCTGCCTACTAATGGATCATCATTACAATAGAGGCGAGGATCACAGTTCTATCACGCGGGTTAAAAATTGGAAGGAAATATATCAAATCATCACTGGTGAGCAATAGAAAAGAATAAATAGATCTGTAACAGGTCATTTATGATGTAATCATATGCGGTGTCTGTTATAACGGATGCCGCATTATTTTTTGGAGGGCTAATGCCAATTTATAGTGTAATGGATACTAATACAGAAGAAGTATTCGAAGTAAACATGAAGTTTACAGACTTTGAGCAATATCTCAAAGACAAACCACATTTCAAGCAAGTTTTTACTAAATTCCCAGCGACCGGCGATTCTGTTCGACTGGGTATGCGGAGACCAGATGATGGTTTCCGCGACGTCCTCAAAGTGGTTCAAGGTCATCACAAGAAAAATGAAATCAATTCATGGTGAAGGAGGAGAATCTATACAATTACTGAGGATTTTATAACAAAAAGAACTCAAAACAGGAGTCCACATGTCTTACAAAAAACGTCTTACAAAAACAAAGAGAAATCGTGTTGAAAAGGAGACTGATTATTTGCTGAACACTAAATTTGGGATGAAACGAATCGAACCAATGACGCCCAACCAACGAAATCTATTTCAGCATTATATTGATGGTCAGAATATTCTCGCAGTTGGTTCCGCAGGAACAGGCAAAACATACATATCACTATATCTCGCACTAAAGGACGTTTTAGAGAAAGGACAATATAAAGAAGTTATTATCATTAGATCGTCAGTTCAATCCCGTGAACAGGGACATATGCCAGGTGACGCAAAAGAAAAACTATCACATTTTGAAGCGCCGTATACTGATATTGTTAACGATCTTTTCGATAGAGGAGATGCCTATCAAATCATGAAGCAGAAAAACATGATTCGTTTTATGAGCACATCCTTTATAAGAGGGTTGACATTTGATAATGCAATTATTATAGTTGACGAGTGCCAATCTATGAATTCACACGAAATAGACACTGTAATGACACGTGTAGGTAAGGATTCAAAGATAATTCTCTGCGGCGATGTAAAGCAAGACGACTTGAAAATTGCAGGAAAACACAAAGGTGATGTATCAGGTTTGCGGAACTTTATCAAGGTTGCAAAGAATATATCATCCTTCAGCATCGTAGACTTTAAAGTAGACGATATTGTAAGGTCAGGACTAGTTCGTGAGTATATCATTGCAAAAGAAGAACTCGAACTTGCATGAGGGAGTAGAACTTGTCTGAATCTGTTGCATGGGCTAACGGCGATAGTCAAATAGCCTGCGCTGACGGCGCACAAGGACCATTGTGCGCCACAGACCCCGACAGATGGAATTGGGATGTTCCTACTGTTCAAGCAACGGCAGGAACGTCCAATTCAAAGGTATTTGTCGAGGGTAAATTAGTTGCAGTTGAAGGAGACGCGATGGCGGCTCATCCTGATGGTGTCCCGTGTGTCCCTTCACCTGCGCAGCTAAGATTATAATAGGTGGGAAACGTGCTGTTCGTGTTGGTAGCAAATTCAATACCGGAACACCTTTTGACCACACAGTATCTACAGGTAGCGGAAAGGTGTTTATAGGAGGTCCAAGCATTTCGGTATGAAGAAGTTTAGAGAATTTATGAATGAGTCAAATCTGAGTAGAAAGTATATTGCTATTGTTTATGATGATGAAACACAAGAAATGCTTAGAGAGTGGGCTATAGAAAACGGCTTCGACCTGACGAAGACTTACAGCGGTAATGATCAGAGGCCAGAAGATTTTGAGTTCCACACCACGGTATTTTATTCAGTAAATGAATCTGATATCAAGAATGGAGTAACACCTTCTTTTGGTGAAGCTAAAGCAAAGGGCTTTAAACTTCTCGGTGAAGATAACGATATTCCTGTTCTGCAAGTAGATTCAGCTGATATTGCTGTGCTTAGAAGAACATTCGAGCATATGGGGTTAGAAGACCAATGGCCCAACTATATACCACATATTTCTTTATCATATGTACGTAAGAATTATGATTTGAGTGGAATGAAATTACCTGAGTTTAGAATGAAATTTGGAAGGCTAAAAATTGAAGATATCAAGGAAGAAATTTGAGCATGACTTTGTAGATCTACCTGAACTATCTGCTGAAATTGTAGAAGGTATAGGAAGAATTTACACGACACCTGAAGGGAAAAGATATCCTTCAATCACAACGGTTCTTGGCGCCGCGTCCGATATGTCATGGCTAGAAGAATGGAAGTCAAGAGTAGGCGAAGAACAAGTTCGCAAAGTATCCGCTCAAGCAGCAAGACGAGGAACTGCAGTTCACGAGTTAGCTGAGGAATACATCAGAAATAATCCCAAATATACTAAAGGTCATATGCCTGCAAATATTGCTACATTTGCTCAGATTCGGCCAATTCTAGATGAAAATCTTTCGACAGTTCACGGTCTTGAGGTTCCTTTATATTCTGACAAGCTTCGTGTAGCAGGTAGAGTTGACTGTCTTGGTATATGGAAGAATCAGTTGACAATTATAGATTTCAAGACAAGTAAAAAAGTAAAGAAGCGTGAAGATATCAGCAATTACTTCATCCAAGCTTCTGCATACGGATTCATGACATTTGAAAGAACTGGCATGTTACCGAAGAAGATTGCTATTATCATGATGGTAGACGGCGATGATCCTCTTGTTTTTGAGGAAAATACGAGAGATTGGATAGAAAAATTCATTGAAATGAGGGAAAGTGTAGATCTATGAGAATACATTCAAATGGCGGTGGTCAAGTCGCAGAGACAGCAACTGTTTCAGAAGATTCATATGTAAGTAATGATTCTAAAGTAATTGACAATGCAGTTGTCCAGAATGGAAGCACTATTACGAATGGGGCAACAGTTTTTGGTAATGCTATAGTGGAAAATTCCGAGGTCGCAGATGGCGCAAAGGTAGGTGGTACTGCACATGTGAAATATGCAAGTATTCATAGTAATGTAACTCTCTTGAAAACGCCCATTGTTCTACATGGTTTTGAACAAGAAATAGTAGTATCGGACGAGTTTGTGATTATAGGATGCCAAACTATACCGATGGACATTTGGGAAACTCGGTCTGTTGCACTTCTCAGAGCAAATGGATATCCCAAAGCAAGTGCAGAGAGAATTCGTGATAGCATTGATGTAGTCCATTCCTGCTACAAGTCGCTTTATCATGAGGATGATCTGAAGAAAGCCTTTGCATTTAGTAGTTGACACGCAGCCCGAATCGGTATAATATCACAATAGGAAAACAAAAGGGTCCTATCATGCTTTATATCATCCTCGAAAAAGACATGGATACCGAAATTTCGGAGGTCCACAGCATCTATGCTGACAAAGCTTATGCTGATTCAGTCATGGAATCCCTAATCAATGATATGGAAGGCTATGGTTATAAAATGTTGACCGTCGAAGACGACGGTTGATATAAATGTCAAAAGCAAAATATGATATTACTGCAATCATTTATGATAAGCGTGGCAGGGTTCTCTCTATAGGGAAGAATCATTATTACAAGACACACCCACTTCAGCACTATCATAGCCACAAAGTAGGATTACCTCAAAAACAATTCTTACACGCAGAAATCCATGCAATTGCAAGATGTAAGGTTCTTGAAAAGGCGCATAAGATTGTTGTGATGCGATTCAATAAAGAGGGTAAATCTATGCTAGCAAAACCGTGCCCTGTTTGTAGGAGTGCAATCGAAGCCGCCGGCATTGAAGTAATTGAACATACCTGATATGAGTGGTTGACACGCGGCCCGAATCGGTATAGTATCATAATAGGAAAACAAAAGGAACCTATCATGCGAATTTCTGATCGCCAAGCTCAAACTCTTCTGCAAGCACTTTACCACACAGCATCCAAAGATAAAAGTGATGTGATTGCCAATGCTGCATCGCGTCTTGCTGTTCGGTTTGAGCGCGCCACTGGCAAGGGATTTGAACTGAGTGAACTTGACCAACGTCTTATTCGCCACGCAGTCAAATCCAAACCTAAACAAGTAGAACCTGAAAAAGCGCGCCGTAAAACATATAAGCGCCGCGTATCCGTAGCATAAGGATTATATCATGGACTTTCAAGATCTTTACGAACGAGCCCACCAAGCAGGTATGAATGCTGGTGCTGTAGTTAAAGTACAACCAATGGTTGTTGGTCAAGCTAAATCCTTGTTTAGTAACGAAATCGATGATACAAAACCAACACATTTTGTCGAAGATGGAGTTTGTGGCTTTGCCGAAATTATCGTAAAACCTGGTAACTCTCGGTTTGCAAATTGGCTCAAAAAGAATAATATTGGATCTACTCGCTATTACGGCGGCGGTGTTTCCGTCTGGGTTTCGCAATTTGGGCAATCTTACACACGAAAAATGGAATATGCCCGTGCATTTGCTGATGTGCTTCGCAATGAAGATATCAATGCAATGCCTACCGGGCGCCTTGACTGAAATGGCGTAGTAACGTGAATATCTTCATACTATCCAGTTGTGCTGTAGAATCAGCACAACTGCAATGCGACAAACACGTTGTAAAAATGATTTTGGAATCAGCACAGATGCTTTCCACAGCACATCGGATGCTCGACGGATACACGCAAAAAGGTCCGTCAAAATCTGGTAAGCGCATTGTAAATCATTGGCTTCATCCAGACTCGGAATTAGATAAAGTTTTATATAAAGCAGTACATTTTCATCACCCATGTACTGTATGGACAATGGAATCAAAAGCAAACTATAACTGGCACTATCAACATTTCATTGCTTTGTGTAATGAGTTTACATATCGATATGGCAAAGTACATATGTCGGACACAAAATTACGTGATATTCTGTTGACAGCTCCCACAAATATACCTGGCATACCCCAAACTCAATTCAAACTAGCCATGGGGTCAAATCCTGAATGTATATTTCCGGACGACCCGGTCCGTTCTTATCGTGCATTCTATCAAACAAAACAGGAACGCTTCAAAATGGAATGGTCAAAGCGCCCAGTACCAGAATGGTTCGAAGTAAAAGAATGGTCTAGACCACCAGTTCCAGAATCACCCAAAATAAAGGAATATATTAAGCACATATATTACATGATTGATAATATGTTCATGATAAACGAAACAATACATTGACATCTATCCCGAATCGGTATAGTATTTTAATAGGAAACACGAAAGGAAACATTATGGGACCAATTCTCTATATTCTCATGAGGACAGATTTGGATTCGCTCACACCA